GACGCAACCTTCGGCGATCACATTGACTGGCTCGCTCAGAACCACTGCGCGCTTGATGATGCGCTGGTCGATGGCGTCCCGGACGGCGCCCGGGTCCTCGACGAGGTCGAGAGTCTGGGCAGAAACTCGACCCCGCAGCGCCGAGTCGGGAGCGTCGAACCCCTCCGCCATGTCCTCGTCGAGGGTTGCCGCGTCCTGCTTCCCGGCGACCGCGGACACGGCCGTCGCCGCGGACTGAGCCGCGGCGTTCGCGGCCTGCTGCGCAGCGCTGACGGCCGCGGACCACGAGTCGGGGATGGAGACGGCCTGCCCGGACGTGGAGCCTGCCGGGATGACCTTGTCGAGGTCGAGAGCGCCGTCGCCAGCCGGGACGGTGAACGGTCCGATGACGTCCGAGGAGACCAGGGCGCCAGCGAGGTAGAACTGCACGTCGAGCGTGTAGGCGTGGGTGTACGCCCCGGGTGCCGAGATGTCGATGAGCGCGTTCAGGCGCGAGTCGCGCCAGCCGGCCACGTCGGTGCGCGGCACGAGCATCGTCAGCTCGGTACCGGCCTCGGTCGAGGTGACGTCGACGCGGGCAGACTCGAAGCGGTAGCCAGTGGCGTCCCACACGAGCGACCGGGACGCCTTGATGGTCGCCTTGATGACCAGCGGGTCGGACGTCTCGAGCGTCTGCGCGCCACCGAGGGTGACCTGCCGGGTCGGGACGTAGGAGGGGAAGGGCATCAGGACTCCTCGCGCTTGTGCTGGCCGGGCTTCTCGTCGACGTCGCCCGGCGCAGGACCGGCGCCATCGTGCTCGGGCAGCACCCGCGCGAGGCTTGCGGGCGACCAGACGCGGCGGCGCACCAGCTCGGCGGTGATGACGGGCGCGAGCAGGAGCGCGACGGTCAGGATCGCGTTCTTCTGCTCCTCGGTGATCGGCACGCCGAACGCGACGAGCAGGCCCAGGACGGCCGCGACGACAGCACCAGCGCCACCGACGACGCGCGCCGGCTCGCTGTTGGTGAGCTTCGGGGCGCTCATCGCTCGCCCGCCTTCTGCAGGCCGAGCAGGAGGGTGCGCATCCAGCCGTCGCGCCAGCGACCCGGCTTGCCCTTGCGGACCGCGCCCCACACCTCCCCGAGCTTCGGGTCCTCGTCGAGCACCTCGCGTAGTGCCTGCTTGAGCTCGGCCTTGGTAGCCATGTCGAACCACGTCCTCTCGGGGGTGGGGTTGGTGATGCGGTCGTAGTGCTGCTGGGCATGCCGGACGTAGCTGCCCCAGCCGTCTTCGAAGAACGGGCCCGGGCAGGCGGTGGCGAAGAAGTCGCTGTGCCGGCGCATGGTGACGTTCTTGACCGGGCGTCCGAGCTTGTGCCGGACGTGCAGTTCTGCGACGAGCTGCGCCCCGGTCAGGAGCGTGTCGGTCGAGAGCTTCCAGTCGGGCGCGCCGGTGGCGTTGGCGTGCTCGATGCTGATGCCGGCGTGGTTGCCGTGCCGGTTCGCGGTCGCCCACGCGGCCAGGTAGTCGGGCAGGAACTGCGCGACGCGCTTGCCGTCGACGCCGTAGTGCGCCGACGCTTCGCGGGTGCGCCAGGTGGCCCGGCACGCCTGGAGGGCGAGCCCGTCGCCGCGGCCGATGATCGTCATGTGGTGCGAGACGGTGAACTGGATCGACTCGGTGCGCTGGGATGCTCGCTGGGGCACTGCTGGCAGCGGCAGGCTTGCGATCTTCACGGTGCCTCCTGGGCGGGTCGAAGTGCCCGCCGGGGCGGGTGAGGGTGAGTGGTCAGAGCAGCTTCGGCATCGGCGGCGGCGGAGGGTCCTTTTTCTCCGAGATGTGCGCGTAGAGCTCGAAGACGTAGGCCACGAGTGCCCGCTGGTTGGACTCGAGGTGGTCGACGCGGGTCTGCAGTCGGTCGTTCTGTTCTTGCAGCTGGTCGATGAACTGGTTCTCCTTGCCGCCGGAGGCTGCCACCTCACGCTCCTTCGCCCGGATCTCCATGTGCTTGGTGATGATCGAGGCGATGCCGCCGGCGCCGACGAGGCCGACGACGATTCCGCCGAAAGCGAGCCAGGTGTTCACCGGATGGCCCCGCCTTGCTCTGCGATGTAGAGCGCGCGGTAGATCTGCCCGTGCACGCCGGCCATGAAGTAGCAGCCGAGCGCGTAGGAGATCGCGGTGGCGTGAGGCTGCAGCACGGCGCCGAGAGCCCAGACGAGCATCGCGAAGCCGGCGAACATGCATCCGTAGATCTCGAGCCTCGGCGCCGTGCGCACGACGCCCGTGAGCGATGTCAGCGCGCCGACGGCCAGGCCGGCGACCCAGAGGTCCGCTGCGCCGCCCGTGATGCCGAGCTGCTCGAGGGACTCCGGAACAGGTCCGAACAGCAGGAAGAGGGCGCAGCCGAGCAGCCACGCGTCGCGCGCGCCGCGATTGAGCCGGGTCAGGCGCTGGAACCGTCGATGGTCGGTCACGGGTGGCCCTCCTGATTTGTGGTCATCGTGCGGCTGTCGCTGACCACGAGGCTGTGTGGGTCGCAGCGCCGGAGACGTCGCGCTGAATGCGCAGGGTGAAGCCTTCCGCGGTGAGGTCGCGCCAGCAGGTGCTCACGAGCTTGGGGTTGCCGACGTTGCCGATCGAGGTCGTGACGACGGGCGGGACGGAGAAGGGTGTCGAGAACACGATCGGGAAGTCCGCGAAGCCGTCGCCTGGCACTGAGCCGCTGACCGTGCCTCCCAGAGGAGCGAGACCCTTCTGCGCGCCGTTGCCCCACAGCCCGAACCCCTCGTCGTACTTCTGGCCGTACAGCTCCGACCGGAAGACCGCCGGGTCCCCGCCCATCGTGTTCGTGTCCGGGACCGTCGTCGAGCCAGTCGTCGACTTGCCCGTCAGCACCATCGACCGCGCAGCCGTCAGCGTCTCCGAGCGCTGGTAGAGCGTCGACGCTGCGCCGCTCGCCGCGTATCCGACCCACACGTTCGCGCCCGTCACGCCGGTCGGTGCGGGCGGGAGCGAGACGGTGACCATCCGGCGGGCGGGGACCACCATCGTCTTCGAGGGCGAGCCGGCGGTGGTCCCGGTGTTGGACGTGTCGGCGTAGCGGGCGGTCCAGTAGGTGTCGCCGGCGGGCTTGTACGAGGACCAGCGGGTGAGCGTCTGGTCGGCGCTGGTGGAGTAGAACCGGTTCGCGTTCGAGCCGCTGGACTTCCAGGCCGCGCCGCCGTTGTTGATCGTGGACGCGTCGATGTCGAACCGCAGGGACGTGTCCTCGGTGACGACCGGGACGGCGTTGGCGGTGCTGGCCCAGCCCGGCGACGTCGCGAACATGTTCACCTGCGCGCCCGCGATCCAGATACGCGGCCCACCGAAGTCGAACGACCGCAGACCGACCGCGCGCAGGTTCAGGCGGCCCGTGTAGGACACGCGGTCCATGAGCATGCCCTGGCCCATGTAGTTGCCGAAGCTGTCGAACCGCAGGAACGCGACACGGCCGGTGACGTTCGTTCGGGGTGCGGCAACGATCAGGTCGCCCGTCGCCTCATCGAGCCCGAGGGCCGGCGCACCGTCGACGTCGCTCGAGGCGTAGATCGTCTGGACGTTGAGGCGCAGGGCCTCCGCGGTGATGGCGTACCGAGAGACCCGCCACCACCGGCCGCCGTCGGCGAACGTCTCAAGCACGAGCAGGTAGAGCGAGGAGCCGATGCGTGCGACGGAGGAGACCTCGGTGACGAAGTCGAGGCCGTCGTCGGTGTTGAAGAACGACGTCGCGCCACCGAACGACACCTTCTGCACCGCGATGCGCTTCTGGGTGGCGTTCCACAGCAGCCGCAGCCAGACGGAGTCGACGGTGTCCCACGTGATCCCGCGCTGCACCCACCCGTCGGGCGGCGCGGGCCAGTCCGAGGCCGCCTCCGGGGAGTAGGAGAGCGACGGGGCCTGGTCGGGGTCGGGGACGCCGTTCTGCAGGATCGTCGTCGACCCGGACCCGAGCTGCAGCGTGGAGACGATGGTCGCCTGGTCCAGGACGGTCAGGAGGTCGGTGACCAGCTCGCCGCGGAACTTGCAGCCGTTCGGGTGCAGCTGCACCAGGGGCGTGCCGGTGGGGTTGGCCGGGTCGTGCACGACGATCCCGCCGACCGGGTTGCCGTCGGCGTCGACGCCGGCAGCGGAGATGTCGATGTACGGGCCGGCCTTGATCGTCGAGGCGAGCACCAGGACGGCCTCGAGGTGCTCGGCGGTGATCGACCCGGCCAGGATGTCCTCGAGGCCCACCTGCGTCGCCTGCCCGAGGACCGGCTCCGAGGGGGCAGCCGACCCGTCGGGGTCGCGCGCCACGACCCGCACGTAGTAGTCCGTGTCGTAGGCGAGGGGCCCGGCCGCGGTGGAGCGGACGAACACCTGGGTGCCGTTCGTGGAGGCCGCGAGCGTCGTCTCATCTGGGGTGAACGTCTCGACCGTCGACACGTGCACGTCGTAGGTGACCATGTCGTGGTTCGCGACCGGCAGCCACCGCACGACGAGGACGCCGATGAACGGGACGACGACCGGGGTGGGCGACTCGCTCGGCGCCAGGCCGTCGGTCAGCGCCTCGGCCGGGATGGTGCCCTCCGGGTCGAGGGCGCCGGGGTCGAGGAGCACCTCGTCCTTCTCCACGGACACGATCTGCCAGGTGCCGCCCTCGTCGGTGACGGTGACGGTCTCGCCGTTGTCGTCGCGGATGCCGTCCCTCAGGGTCGGCACGAGCTGCTGCGGGACCGTGACCTGCAGCGCCTCGCCCAGCTCGTCGATCACGACGGCTGCGATCGTCTCCTTGGAGGCCGGCCACACCAGGGCCCGGGTGCCAGCTTCGTAGTCGGCCGTCAGGGGGCTCGCGAGCTGGATCGTGTCGGGCTGGCCGGACTCCTCCTCGTCGGTCGTGAAGCCGAGGTAGGCGAGCATCTCGTCGCCGAGCTCGAGCAGGCCGCCGTCCTCGTCGAACTCGTACCCGTCGAACACGGTGAGGGCGGTCGCGCCAACGGTGTGGTCGGCGACCAGCGCGGTGCCGACGCGCAGCGTGGTGACGTTGACGATCTTGCCGACGACCTCCATGGTCACCTCCTCCGCCGGGGCTTGCGCCTGCGTCGCTCGGACGCGTAGGTGAACCGCTTCGTGGGCTTGCGCGCGCCGATCGACATGGACTCCCCGTCGCCGCGCTGCACCAGCGGCAGCGTGAACTCGTCGACGCGGAACCGGACCGAGACGCCCCGGGTGGCGACCTGCAGGATGTCCCACGGCTCGAGGTCGGGGATCGGGAACGTCTCGCACGTCACCTCGACGTGCTGCAGCAGCGAGTCCTGGATGGTGCGCTCCGCGAGGCGCCGGCAGGCGGCGTTGGTCTTGAGGTCGGGGTTCTCGATGAACGCGCGGCCGTCGCCGGTCAGGTAGAGCGGCTCGCCGTTGCGGCCGAGGCGCCAGGGAGAGAGCGTGTGCCCGCGCGGGGCGACGACCTCGGCCGAGGGGCGGGTCTTCTTGCCCTTGCTCGGCTTGCGCCCGACGACCTTGCAGTAGTTGATGATCGAGGAGTCGACCCGGTAGGAGATCCGCGGCTTGCTCCACAGCAGGCCACCCTCGCCCCCACGGAGCACGAGGGCCGTCTTGGTCGGCTTGCGCTTCGCGGTCGCGATCCCGCGGCCGTCGTAGAACAGGACCCGTCCGGCCGCGGCCTGCGCCTTCCACGCCTTGAGCCACAGCTTCGTCTGCGGGCCGATGGTCGCCTGGGCCTTCCCGCCGCCGCGCGGGATCCGCATGTATCGGCTGGACTCGCCAGCACGGAAGAGGATGCGCTTGGTGACGTCGTCCCGGTCGCCCTTGAGCACCGCGGTGCGGACCGCGCTGCCGAGCGCCCAGACCTCCTTGCCCTGGCACTCCACGGCGACCTCGTCACCGTCCCGGTCGACGCTGACGATCGGGCCGGTGAACACGGGCACGTCGACCCACCCGAAGCTGCAGCGGACGCTGTAGATGACGCGCACCATGCGGTTGAGGTAGAACGCGTTGTCCACGGGCGTCGAGTCGTCCAGGGACAGGCTCTGCGCCGGGTCGAAGAACCGCAGGGACGCGGTGCGGGAGATCTCGACCGAGTCGCCGTCGAGGCGGGGTGTGGTGACGTCGACCTGCCCTGCCGAGAGCGAGTGGCGGATGGTCCGCAGCAGGCGGTGCTCGGGGGTCAGGAGGTGGCAAGTCACCTTCATCGTGTGCGAGCGGGTGATGGTGCGCCGGTACTCGGCGTACTGCGTCCGGTTGAGGCCCAGCGAGAGCATCTAGCCGACCACGATCATGTCGAAGCTGACCGGGATCGTGTCGCCGAGATCCTCGCGGTCCTCGGTGACCACGTTGTAGATCTGCACCTTGAGCACGGTCGTGATGAGCATGAGCCCGACCGTCCGCGCGCGCGGTGCGGTGAACGCCTCCCACGCCTTGAGGTCGGACGCCTTCAGCATGGCACGGAGGCGCCGGCGGGGCTTGCGCACCCCGCCGGCCGTGGCGATCATGACCGGCGTGGGGGCGCCGTAGCCGGTGATGATGGCGACGTCCTCGTCGGCCTCGAAGCTCATCGGCTCGGGGTCGGCGGACCCGCCGGAGAGCTGGAACGCGACGTCGTCGTACTTCAGGCTGTACAGCCAGACGCCCTCGACGAGGGCCGAGCCGGTGACGGCGACCGGGTTCGCCATCGAGTTGCCGTTGCGAGCGGCCACGCCCCACGTGTGCATGGTGCCCGGCGCTGCGGTGCGGTCCTCGTACCGGTAGGTGGTGCCACTGACCCGCAGGTCCGCGGCGTCCTCGATCGCAACGGTGCGGCCGTCACGGAAGATCACGAACTCATCCGGGGTCGCGTTCGACGGGGTCTGCCACTGCACGAGCGGGAACGGCTGCCCGGGCTCGACCGTCAGGCCGGCGATGGGTGAGGTCCCCGTGGTGGCGACGGTGAACTGACGGGAGACCTCGACGTAGGTCGGGTCGCCCGGCGTGGCGCCCCGCAGGATCGTGCCCCAGGCGCGCAGGATCGTCAGGTACGGGGTCCCGGGCGTGAGCAGGAGCCGGTCGGCGGCCGGCATCGCGAACGCGGTGGCGCTGGTCATCTGCTTCCCGGACGTCCAAACGACCTCGGTCGGGTCGTCAGGGTCGACCACGAGGATCTGGAACGCCCGCTGCGTGTCCGTCTCGACGGCCGGGTCCCACGTCCACGACCACGACGGGGTGGGCGTGTAGACCGTCTCGCCCGGGTTGGTCAGGGTGAGCGTCGCCTTGTCGATGCGCAGGAAGTACTGCAGGGCGGAGTACGGCGACCAGTTCCCGGCGGTGTCCTGCACCCGCCCGCGCCAGGAGAGGACGCGGGTCGTCGCGGCGATGTCCTGCGTCGACGTCCACTCGGGAAGGTCGGTCGGAACCTCGCCGGAGTCGACGACGAGGGTGTTCTGCTGAGAGAGCAGGTTGTACTCGTAGACCTGCACCTGCACGCCCTGGACGCCGTCCTCGCCGGAGGGGTCGGTGTAGTCCATGCGGAACGTCGGACGGGCGATGCCGACCGCCTGGTTGCCGGTCGGGCTGCACTCGGTGGGCGCGTCGGGCGCGTCGGACCACTCGACCTCGAGCGTCGCCATGTAGCCGCCGACGTTCGCGTTCTTGGAGTAGAAGAAGATCGGCGCGGCCAGGCTCGCGATGATCCGGAAGCCCCACCAGTCCGCGCCGTCGGCGACCTGCTGCATCGCCGGCTGCACGTTGAAGATCCACGGCCGACCGTCCTCCGTGCTGTCGCCCTGCGTGCGCGACGCGGTGGGCCCGGTCGCGCCGGGCCGGCTCTCGAACGTCAGGCTCGCCTCGCTCCACGGCCCGTTCGCGCGCTGCACGGTGACGGTGCGGTTCCCGCCGGTCGCGGGCCCGTACTGGTAGAGCCGCAGCGTGGCGCTGATGATCGTCACGTCGAGCGGGAACGGCCGGTTGAAGTAGACGAACCCCGAGCGGGTCGCGTCGGAGATCGCGAGACGCGCGAGGCCGCCGTAGGGCTGGTCCGGGTTGCCCGAGAAGACGTGAGCGTCGGTGACGACGGTGAGAACGTTCGTCGTCATCAGCGACCTGCCCTTCGGTTGGCGTCTTCGAAGTCCTCGTCGGCGGCGAACGCCAGCTCGATCCGCCCGTCGATGAGCCGCCCCAGCCCGTCCGCGCCGATCTCGATCCGCCCGCCGACGAGGTCGGCAGCGACCACTCGTGACCCCTGAGATCCGGCACGCGCCGCGGCGACCTCGGCCGCGGGTCGCGGGGTCGAGACGAACGCGCCCTCCGCGAACCGGCGCGTCACGAGACGATCGAGCATCCCGAGACGACCGGCCGCCTCCATGAGCACGGCTCGGTTGCGGGGCTCCTGGCCGGGCTTGCCGGAGATGTACGCCTCCCAGCCCGTCTCCTTCTCGCCCCACTGGACGACACCCTCGGAGCCGGAGCGCATCTGCGGGACGCGGGCGACCAGGCGGCCGTACTCGTCGAGGCCGCCGTCGGCGAACGCGCGGACGCCGTTGATGTGCAGGCCGCCGTCCGCGTTGACCGTCTGCGTGCCGCCCTGGACCTTGATGTTCTTCGTGACGTTCTCCCGCGTGGTGCGGATAGTGACGTCCTTGAAGGGGCTCAGGTTGTTCAGCCCGTCCTGCAGCAGCTTGATGACCTCGAGTGCCTTCGTCGCCCCCGGCGTGCGGACCTTGGTCTCGACCACGGGCGGCAAGTGGAGGTACTTGTCGGCCAGCTCCTCCGCCTGGCGGCGAGTCTGACCCATGCTCTCGGCGGTGCTGATGAACGCTGCACGGGCCCGCTCATAGGTGCCCGGAATGTTCTTCGTCGCGTCGTCGACCCGCGCCCACGTCGTTGCGATCCGAGTGAGCGCTTCTTCATTCTTTCGACCCGCCTCGAAGTCGATGTCGAGCGTGCGGCCGTTCTCCTGTGCGGCCTTGCGCGCGTCGTCAATAGCCTGCTCGTAGTCGCGCTCGGACGCTCGCGCTTCGAGCGCGGCGTCTCGGGCCGCGTTCTTCGCGTCCGCGTTCCTCAGCAGGGCCTCGGTCTGCTCGCGCGCGGCGTCGGAGGCGTTGAACATTGCGAGCTCAAGTCCGGCCTCTTCGAACGCCTGGTCCTGCGCTGCTCGCTGCGCCTGGTTGTGCTTCTGCTCGAGCTCGGCGAGCTGCGATCCCGCCTCGCCGGAGGAAGTCGTGAAGCGGTCGAGGAGCGTGGCGAGACCAGCGGTCGCCGGGTCGGCGGCACGGGCGCTGTCGGCCCAGTCCGCGATCCGCTGACCGAACCCAGCCTCGCCGGCGGCGGCCTTCTCGACTTCCTCGCGCAGGGCGGCCATGGCCGCCTCGCGCTCCTGGAGGCTGCCGCCGTCGGCTGCACGGTTCGCGGCGTCGATCGCGTCGGTCAGTCCGGCGGTGGTGGCCGCGAGATCCTTCGTGATGCCGACTGCCGCGCCCGCTGCGGCGCCCCATGGGCCCGCGAGCGACCCTGCGAGGGCGAGGGTGGTGGTGTTCGAAAGGCCGAGGCTGTCGTCGAGGTCGGATGCTGCGAACGCGAGCGCTCCGACTCCGAGAGCGACCTTGCCCGCCCCGCCGAACGCCGTGAACATGCGCTGGATGGGGTCGGCCCCGCCCTGCGCGCGGATCGCGGCGTAGTCCACCGCGTTGCCCCACTCGCGGTACGCCGAGCCGAGATCCTTCGCCTGGCGCACCGAGCTGCCCGCGCGCGTGCCGCTCAGCAGCGTGGCGAGCGCGGACCCGTTCGCCACGTTGTAGAGCGCCACCGCCCGCGAAATGGCCGAGATGCCCGCGGCCGTGCCGATGAGCACGGGACCGGCGTCTGAGTCGGCGATGACCGCGATGGTGTCCGCGACGCTCTCGATCACCGGGAGCGCAGCGGCGCCGACAGGAGCAGCGGCCTCGGCGATCTGCAGGAGTGCGTTCGCGAGTGCCCCGAGGGTGTCCCACACCTCCGGACCGGTCTCGTCGATGTAGGCGAGGAACTCCTGGAAGCCCTCGGTGTCGTCGACCGTTGATGCCCACTCGGAGAAGTCGCGGGACATGTTGAGGAAGGAGTTCGAGAAGTTGGCGCTCGTGGGGGCGAAGGCCATCCAGAGCTGAGCGAATCCCTCAGTCAGGTTGCCGACGGCGCGGCCCGTGTCGAGGAGGGTGGGCTTGGCGTCGGTCTCGAGGAAGGTGAAGAACTCGTCCCACTCCGGGCCGGCGAGTTCTGTGCCAGCCTCGGCGGTGAGCATGCCGACGGCCTCGGCGATCTTCCCGATGATCCGCTCAGCCTGGGGGCCGCGGTCGAGCAGCTCGGTGATGCCGAGCTCGAAGCCCGGGAGCATGCCCGCTTGTCCGGCGTCCTGGAGGCCCTGCAGCTCGGGGCGGATGGACTGGAGGAAGCCGACGAAGTTGCGTCCGTCGGGGCCGAGTTCGGCCATGGTCTTCTGCAGCTTCTCGAGGTTCGCTGCGGTCGGCTCGATCTGGAAGTCGTTGACAGCCTTGAGGGCCTCGCCGATGCCGTTGAACGTCAGGAGTGCGACGCCGCCAGCCGCTGCGGTGATCGCGAGCTGGCTCGACAGGCCCGCGAGCGCGGGCACGGCGGCCGTGGCGATCGGCACGAGCGCGGGCGCGATGGCGAGTGCCGTCTGCGTCAGGTTCGCCGCCCGATCGGTGCTCGTGTCGAGCTCGTTCGAGAACGCCTTCGTCGTGGCCGCTGCGCCGAGCATGGCACGGTTGAACTTCGAGACGTCCCCGTCGAGGACTACGCGAACTGTCTTGTCAGGCACGAAGACCTCCCGGGGAGACGCGCGCGGCCGTAGGCTGCGAGGATGATGAAACGGACCGTTGCCCTGGCGGCATGCCTCGCGGCGCTCAGCGCGTGCTCTAGCGAGGAGGAGCGCTCAAGCGGCACTGAGGTCGCTTCGCCGAGTGCCGATGTGCCGACGGCGTGCGAATTTGTCGCCGATTACGAGTCGAGTCACGGCTCTCGAACCACGCCAGCCGAGGAACTTGACGGGATGCGCGCGGTGGTCCGCAACCTGGATGCCGCCACGCGCGACCTGCCGAGCGAGGACGGAGAGGCGCTGAGGGGGTACATGCGCTCCGTGGCGCGCATGTTGGAAGTCGATAGCGACCCGGCTTCGACGGGAATCGAGATGGCGGACAGCCAGTCGACCTACTACCTGCGGCTCAAGGAAGTGGGCGACGCTTGCAAGGCCGCCGGGTCACCCATCGCCTGACATCGGCGCGGCGATGAACTGCTGACCATCGGCGGGTGACACCTTCGCGAGGCTGCGTTCGTCCTTGCGGTGTGCGTCGGTGAAGACGCGTTCGACGTGCTGGCTCGCGGCGCAGGTGATGCACCGGTACTGGCGGACGTCGACCTCGCGCTCCTGGCCGCCGTCGGTGAAGGTCAGCGTGCGGCGACCGGCTGGCACCTCGATGAGGGTGTCGAAGTTGCCGCATCGTGGGCAGGTGTTGGCCTTGAGGGCAGCGGCGGTGAGGTACTCGGCGCGGAGGCGGTCGTTGAACTCCGGCTCGGTCGTGACGACCGTGGTGCCCGTCAGGACGCCGTCGGCGTCGTAGTGCTGGTGGGTTTGGGTGGGCGCCCAGCCGTCGAAGACGCGGAGGGAGACGCCGGCTAGTTCCGCTGCTCGGAGTCGTCGCCGCGCGCCCGGGTCAGCAGCGAGGCGAGCGAGTCTTTTGGGAGGTTCAGCTCCTCGCTGTTCACGGCCCACGCTTCGGCCTCGAGCTTGGTGTAGTGCACGCGGGAGGGGCTGAGGTCGCGCAGGCGCTGCTCGCCGGCGCTGACCCGGGCGGTGATGCTGCGCGCGTCGTCGGGGTCGATGAGCGAGGCGTGCAGGACGGCCCGGGGGAAGGTGGACATGTTGACGCCGTGGAGGGCGTCGCTGGGGTTGTCGGCTCGCGGCTCGTGCTCGGGCAGGGCGACGAGGTCGTCCCAGTCGAGGTAGCCGATCTGCCACAGGGTGACGCGGGCGACGGGCTCGGGCGGGTGGTCGCGGAGCTCGTCGAACGCCTTCGCGGCGGCGAGCGCTGGGGATGCCTGACCGAAGCGGCGGGGCGAGGTGGCCTCGCGCCGGACGGCGTCGTTCGCGGCCTCGAGGGCCTCGGCGAGCTGCTGTTCGTACTCGCCGGGGTAGAGGTCGATGGTGATGGTGCGGCGGTGCGTGGACATGGCGCTCCTGCTCGGTGCTCGGTCACGGGGTGGGCGGCCCGAGCAGTCCGCCCACCCCGCGTCTGGTGTCAGGCGACGAGCTTGACGTCCTGGCGGACGATGCCGGTGACGGCGAGCGTCTGCGTGACGGTCAGGGGCGAGAACTCGTCGGTGCCGCGGGCGTTCTTGCCCTGCACGCCGCACTCGACCGGGAGGACGTCGCCGAGGTCGTTGGCCTGGAGCGTCGTGCCGGGCACAACGTCGTAGAACATGCCGACGAAGCCCTTGTTGCCCTCCTTGAGTGCCTCGTAGAGCTTGTTGCCCGCGTTGCCGGCGGTGCCGAGCTTCTGCGGGAGGTAGGTATACATCAGCGGCGCGATGGCCCACGACGTGCGGCCGAGGCGCGTGAACGCCTGCCGCGTGGAGAAGCGGCGCTGCTCGCCGGTGTTCTGGGTGGGCGTGGCGCCGTCCCAGTCGGGCATGAGGAAGGGGCCGATCTGGACACCGGCGTTCCAGATCGCGGCGCTGTCGCTACCGAGGGTGGGCACGAAGATGGCGCTGACGCGGCCCTCGGCGAACACGGACTCCGGGATGGACATGGTCATGGTTCAGACCTCCTGGGTCTGCTCGTCGGGCTGGCCGCCCTCGGGGTTGGGATCGACGCCGAGACCGGCGTCGTGGGCCGCGACTGCGGCTCGTTTCTCGTCGGCCGTGCCCGTGTTGGGCAGGCCCCGGTCGACGAGGGCCTGCTTGAGGGCGTCGCCGGTGAGCTCGTGGGCCGCCTGGACCGCCTTGGGCAGATCGTGCGGGTCGGCCGGCAGGGGGAAGCCGTAGTCGTCGGTCGCTGGCACGCCCTCCAGGACGACGTCGTCCGGGCCAGGCACGCGGGTGCTGTAGGTGCCGAAGATCGGGTGCTGGACGCGGTAGAAGTCGTGCATGATCGCTCCTGGTCAGATGGGGAGGGTGTACGGGTCGACGCCGTAGAAGATGGGGCCACCGTCGGGGCGGTTGTAGGTGAAATCGCGATCGACGGGCAGGGAGTCGACGTCGCGGCGGCAGAGGCCGCCTGCGATCCACCGACGGTTGAGGACCGCCCGAGCCCTCTCCAAGACGGCCTTGGCCTGCTCGGTGGTCTCGCCGACGCCGGTCAGTCGGAACTCCTCGACCCGACCGCCGGCCTGGGCGTTGAAGCGCACGTCGCGGTCACGAGGAGTCGTCGGGACGAACACGATGTAGGGCAGGTCGACGAGGATGACCTTGTTCTCCTCGTCCGCCGTGGGATAGCCGTCGTAGACCGTCAGGTGGGGCACAGCTCGCAGCACCTCGAGCACCGCGGCGTCGCTCATCGCCGCGTCCCGACCGCTGCGTTCTCTCCGGCGTCGCCGAGGCGGCGCATCATGAACGGCAGCTCGCGCCGCAGCGCGGCGCGGTGGTCCATGACGGGCGCGTTGTTGCTGGTGCCGAAGGCGGCGATGTTCGCCAGGTGGCCGGTGCTGTCCTTCTCGAACCCGATCTCGTAACGCAGGGGGCCGAGCCGGTCGTAGGAGACGTACCGGGGCAGGGAGGGCAGGTGGCGGTGTCCGGAAGCATCGTCGGCCATGCCGTGCTTGATCTTGTTCGCGGCGACCTCGAAGACCTTGGGGGCGGAGCGCTGGATGCGCTGAGGGGCGGCGGAGAAGTCCGCGCCCAGTCGATCGAGCTCGGAGGTGTCCCACTGGCCGTTCATCCGATCACCTCCACGACAGGGAGTCGACGGGCGGACGCGTGGGTCTTCTCGTGTCGTCCCGCGATCGAGTAGTGACGTCCGACGACGGCCGGATCGGACGGGTTGGTGAGCATCTGGACGTCGTCACGCAGCGCGACGCCCTCGGTGCCGTCGATGGGCAGCTGCAGCTCGAGTCCCGCGATGGACACTTCTCGCTCGCCGGCGGTGGCGGTCTGCGCGAGGTCGCGACGGTCCTGCACGCGGCAGGGGCCCTCGTAGATCGTCTTGCGGGGCCGCTCGGGGTACTTGAGGGTCTCGGGGTCGATCGGTCCACGCTCGCCCGTGGGGCGGGTGATGCGGCAGGTGGAGTCGAAGCCGTCCGCGGCGGCGCGGCGTGCGCGCGCCAGTACGCCAGCGCGGCGCGTCATCGCGACCCGGTTCCGTAGACGGACCGTCCGAAGCGCCGGCGCAGTGCGTTCCGGGTGCGCTCGGGGATCTCGAGCGGGTTGACCACCTCGTCGTCACCGCGCGCGAAGGACTCGCGGTAGTCGTCGATCGAGATGGCACTGAGGCCGCGGCCGGGGTCGTAGCCGTCTTCCATGGCGGCGAACGATGCGGCGGCGAGGGAGCAGCACAGGTCGATGATGTCGTCGGGGGCCTGGTCGTAGCCGAAGTCGACGTCGACGATGAACTGGCTGATGCTCCAGCCTGAGCGATGCCAGCCGCCAGGCCGCCAGAGTCGCCCGTCGTGCAGCTCCCAGTCGTGAACCTCGACGCCGTTGTGGACGACGCGGGTCACCTCGCGCACGGGGCTGACGTACAGGTCGAGCCAGGGGCCGCCGGTGGGCAGCAGACGCAGGGTGGTCGTGGTGCGGGTGATGGCGGTCCCGGCGGCATCGCGGATCGCGGCGGACGCTGCGAGCAGCGCCTTGTTCGCGTCGATGCCTGCCGGGACCGCCACCTTGCGATCGGTGAGGTCGCTGGTGCTCGCCAGGGGCAGCAGTGCCATGGTGCTTCCTCTCGATCGTGGGGACGGGCCGGCCAGCGTCAGCTGGTGGCGGTCGGCTTCTTGGCCGCCGTCTTCTTGGCCGGGGCCGTACTCGACGTGTCCGTCGAGTCGTCGGTGGCGTTGGCCGCCGTCTTCTTGGCCGGGGCCGTACTCGACGTGTCCGTCGAGTCGTCGGTGGCGTTGGCCGCCGCCTTCGCCTCGGCGGCCTTCGCCGCAGCCTCGGACTGCGGCTGCGCGGACGCCTGGGCGACCGCTGCGGCCGAGACCGTGTCGGCGGGCACCTCGACGGCCCCCTCGACGGGCTGGGAACCGGTCGGCAGCCCCAGCACGTCGCCCTCGGCGTCGGGGTCGATCCCGCCGCCGTGCACGGACTTGAGGAGGTTGCCCGCCTCGTCGGTCAGGCCCGTGTCGGAGTCCACGACGGCGAACTCGCCGGGGCGGACCGACTTGGTGCCCTTGGGCACCCGGGTCAGCTCGCCGCGCGCGATGCGCTGCTCGAGGATCTGCTTGCGGGCGAGGCCGTCGGGGCCGTCGAGCGAGAAGCTCGAGACCTGGCCGCTGGTGTTCTTGACGGTGATGGTGCTCATGGCGGACCTCCTGGTCAGCTGTTCGGGACGGTGACGTCGACGTCGATGACCGACAGGGCCTCGGGCCGCACGACCTTGGCGCCGTACAGGTGCAGGCCCTTGATCGCGTCGGAGAACGAGTTCTGCGGGCGGTACGCCTCGGTCTTGACGATCTGGTCCGCGAACGTCGTGGCCATCGGGTGGCCGGCGATGATGAACGAGGACACCTCCGGCGCCGTGCCGGCGGTGCCGGTGGGCAGGTTCGTCGACACGCGGATCTCGAAGCCCGCCGCGCGACCGACGATGCCGTTGGTGAGCGCCTGGCCGCTGCCCGACGCGGACGCGTCGGTGAAGCGGGGGTCGAGGAGCAGCATGGAGTAGAACTCCGGGCTGACCGCGACCCAGCGGCCCTGGGTGGGCACCTCGGCCCGGTCGAGCGCGGTGCGCAGGCGCACGAGCACGACGTAGGCGCTGGACGGAGAGGTGACGTCCAGCGGCGCGAGGATGGACCCGGCACCGGAGACCATCAGGGTGCCGACGTAGGTGTCGGCCGCCTTCTGGAGTCGGTAGCCAGCCCGCTCGGCCGACGTGGTCAGCAGCTTGCCGCCGTCCTTGACCTGCGCAGCGTCGACGTCGTCGACCTCGAAGGCGAAGTACTTCGACTGGTCGATGAGCAGCGCCTGGTCGGTCGTCGAGAGCGTCTGCGGGTCGATGACCGTGACGTTCTTGACGTAGTTGGAGACGGTCGGGTCGCTGAGCGCGCCGATGTGGACGGTGTCGCCGCCCTGGCGGATCTCGCCCTCGTAGTCCCGGTTGATCGCGCCGGGGCCGGAGAGAACGAGGTTGGCGTTGAGGGCGGTCTGCAGCTCGGCCGACCACACCTCGGGGATGAAAGAGTCGACAGCCATGGTCGGCTCCTCCTTTCAGGGTTGGGGGTGTGTCACTTGCCCTTGAGCACGTCGTCGAGGCGGCCGTCGGCCTTGGCCTTGACGATCTCTTCGGGCTTCATCCGCGACAGGTCGTCGCGGGTGAGTTGCTTCGGCCGGGACGCCTTGCGCGCGCCGCCGTCTGCTCCGCCACCGAACTTCTTCGTGCCGCCTTGCGCGGCTGCCAGGTGGGGCTTGGCCTCCAGGAGCTCGTCGAGAGCCTCGGAGATCGCCTCGGCGTCGACCTTGTCGCCGTCGAGGAAGTCGTTGATGTCGTGCGTGCGGAGCAGGATCGCGACGGCGTCGTCGGCGTCGGCGAACTTCTTCGCGGCGCGGGCCTCGATCTTGTCCTCGACCCGCTCCTTGGCCGCTTCGGCGCGGGCCTCGCGGCGGGCCTCCTCGCGGATCTTGTCCGCGTCGAGCTCGTCGCTCTTGCCGTCGTCCTTCTTGGCGTCGACGATCTTCTTGATGTCGGCCGGTGAGAGGCCCAGCGCCTTGAACTCGCGCAGCTCGGCGCGGGTCGTGGTGAGCTTGCCCTTCATCCGGTCGATGGCCTGCTTGCCCTTGTCGCCGAGGTCGTCCTTGCCCTCGTCGTCGTCTCCGTCGTCCTTGCCCTCGTCGGAGCCGTCCTTGCCCTCGTCCGCGCCGTCGTCCTTGCCGTCGTCGTCCTTGCCCTGGTTCTCGTCGTCGTCGGGCGCGGCGCCCATGCACGGCCAGATCGGGGCGCCGTTGCGGCGGTACCCGAGGGGCACGATCGGCTCGCCGGTCCGGGGGTGCGGGTGGGGGAACACGGGCAGGGTCTCGGGCATGGTCTCTCCTTGCGAGAGGTCGGTCTGCCGCCTTGCGCGGTCAGGACGATGGGGTGGTGTTGCGGCGGCGATCGCGCATCCGGCGCGCGGTCTCGCGCAGCTCGTTGAAGTCGGGCACGTCATTGGCCTGAACAGCGTCCAGGCGCGCCTCGCGGCGCATCCGGCGACGGGTCGCGGCGCGGTCCTTGGTACGCCTGCGTATCTGCTCGTCGAGGGCCAGGCGGCCTGCCGTGCGCGCGTCCAGGTCGAAGATCCAGCCGTTGGCGCGCAGGAGCTGTAGCGCCTCGTCGCGGCCGCGTGCGACGGCGTAGATGCTCTCGGGCATGAGGCGCGGCTGCACCGCGCTGGTGCGGGCCGCGGGCAGCATTCCCAGGCCGATGCGCTGCTGAGTCGCCCAGGAGCGGTCGCTCGCGCCGGAGACGGTGTACTTGAGGCCGTCGACCCGCGACACGGCCGGTTGGGCGGTGTACAGGCCGGAGCTGCGGCGGTAGGCGTTCACCAGCTGGTTGATGTCCGCGCCGTCGAGGATGGCCTGACGGTTGGCGACCGAACCGGCGAACGTGACCTGGCCGGCCTCGTCGAGGCTGTCGAAGTAGGCGCGGGGGTCGATCGTCAGGTCCCCGGCGACAGCCTCGCTGGCGGGGATGTGTCGACAGTCGCAGTCGGGGTGCCGCTCGAACGCCTCGGCCATCCGGTAGAAGACGCCAGCAAGGATGACGCAGCGCGAGCACGACGGCGGGACGAGCATCCGCACGTAGCCGGGAACGTCCCGGGAGTACATGCCGAGCGACTCTGCGGCGCGGCCCGTGTCGGACAGGATGGTCCCGGTCGCGGCGCTCAGCCACTCGCCAGCGGTCGCGAGCGCCTCGACGACGCTCGCGCCAGCGGCGACTGCCTGCTTGGCCTTGATCGGCGCGAACGAGGCTGCGTAGCTCGTGAGGTAGCCGGCGCCCGTCAGGCCGACGAGCTGCTGCGCGTCGACGCCGACGTCGGTGGCGACCATGCCAGCCTGCGCGGTCTCCTCGAGCACGGCGGGCACGTAGTCGACGGCGCCCTGCACGAGCCGGGTCTGAGCCTGTCGAGTGGCCGCCTCGACGTTGCCGGCGATGCGCTCCCATCCGAGGTCGAACTCCGGGCCCATCTGCGACCACTCGTACTCGATCGACTCAACCGCGGCGCCGATCTCGTACCGCTGCGTGCGGGCGTACTCAGACGCCGCCGACGGCAGCGTCTGCGTCAGCATCGGCCTGCTCCTTCGCGTCGAGCTTCATCAGGTACGGGCTCATCCGCTCGTCCTTGACGTCGGCCATGACGTCGTCGATCTCCGACGGGGAGAGCCCGTAGCGCTTCGCCAGGACCGATCGCATGGGCCAGCCGATCTGGCGGTCCTTGAGCGCGGCGTCGGAGACCTGCGCGTCGGAACGGACCTCGGCACTGGCCCACTGCACGTTGCCGGTGCGGCAGGCTTCAGCGACACCCAGGTCTCCGCGCACGAGCGCGAACAGGCGGAACACCTCGCGGACGGGGGAGCGGTAGAACTTGTGCGACTCGCCGACCTTGGAGACCAGCGGGGCGTCCAGGCCGGTGAGGGTCTCGCCGTTGACGTTGCCGAGCTCGCCGTGCACGAGGTAGATCGGGGTGCGAGTCTGCGCGGAGACGTGCCGGACGGCGATGTTGATGACCTCGGTGAAGGCGTCGAACTTCGCCGCCTCCCACTGGTCGACCTTCGCGTCCTTCGGCAGCCACGCGAACCGTGTGCGGCCAAGCTCCTCGATGTCGAGCGGCTTCTCACCGATCCGCTGGCCGTTGTCGTCCAGGATGGGGATCATCGGCCGGTCGGCGCCGGTGACCACACGGGCGGGCATGCCGGCGAAGTCGGCCTGGGTGAACAGGTAGGCCCACAGCAGGTTGATCGCGTCCTGCATCGACATGGTCCCGGCGATGTCCGACAGCGGCTCGCCGCCGAGCATGGGCCGGTTCGGGAACTCGACCATCGGCACGACGCCAAGCGGATTCGGCAGCGGCCAGGACTCGTCGCCGGTCTCCTCCGGCTCGCGAGCCACCCACGAGCTCGATCCGGAGAACGTCGCGGAGGGGACGTACAGGCCAGACTCGGTGCGCCCGTTGACCACGTTCGTCGCAACCCGGGGTCGCTTGAGCTTGTAGAGCGCGTGACCGTCGTAGAGGGTGGCGTACTCGTCGTCCCCCTCGAGCCACGCCTTGAGCGCGTACCGGCGGATGCGAGGGTTGGCGACGTCGTAGTCGACGATCGCCTGCGCGGGGTCCTCCCACGTCATGACCGGCTCGCCGTCCTCGTCGCCCCACACCAGCGCCATGGACCGCTTCGCGATGGTCGAGGTCAGGAAGCCCTGCGAGGACTGAGCGGGGCCCTCGTTGACCTCCCAGTCGCGCCACAGCCGCTTCTCGTCCTCGCTGGCCGGGCCGCGGTTGTCGTCGAGGCGAAACCCCTTGATCTCCGTGCGCTCAGCCGGCGCGGAGCCGACGACGCCACACCAGTTGTCGGAGAAGTTCCGGTACTTCGCCTCGTGCTGCTTGCGCCACTCCTTCGACGCGAACGTCAGGGAGTGATCGCCGCGGAAGTAACGCAGGTTCTTCTCGATCTCCGGGCGACGCTTGTCGAGGCGGTCGTACAGCCGGTCGGTGTGCTTGATCGCCTGCTCGAAGGTCAGCGTCACGGCGGGACCTCCTAGGCGTTCAGGTCAGGTAGACGAAGTTGGTGGGGTTCGGGTCGGGCCAGCCGGTCGCGGTGACGTCGCCGTGGGCCTGGTGTACGAGTACTGACGGGATCGCCAGGTCGATCTTTCGACCGTCGCCGGGCTTGGTCAGGACGTACTTCAGGAGCGCCGTGGACTCGCCGACCGCGACCGTTCCGCGCGGCGACTTCTTCGCTGAGGTGACGTGACGCTCGGTGACTTCGCAGCCGTCGTGAGTGAAGCCTGAGTCCTTCTTGCGCAGATCCGTGAGCAGACGCTCGGCTGCGGCGTGCATCTGCACCACGCGGCGGGTGTACCACCGGATGACGACCTTCTCGCCGTGCTTCTCGGCCCACGCGTCTATGTCGGACTCCCAGTAGGGAGGGTCCGCGTACACGCGAGCGACCTTGTAGAACGCCATGATGTGGTCCATGGCGGCGCTGACCTCGAGGCGCGGGATCTGCCCGTCCTCGTAGTCGGCGGGGTTCCAGATCATCAACGTGCCGTCGGGGAACTCGGGCGTGAACTGGAAGCCGTCGCGGGTCTCGCAGCGGAAGCCGGTCCAGTCATCGACATCTGAACCGTCGAAGGCTGCGACCACCTGCGTGCCCTTGGGCGGCAGTGGTCGGTGCAGGTCTTCGGTCAGTAGCCAGGTCTCGACCGGGCACCATGTGCCGAGGCCGGCGAGCATGCGGTTGCCGTAGAAGCGCTCCGCTTGCCCGGGGTCGCGCTCCATGAGCTCGAGCGCTTCGGCCTCGACTGCGTCCAGGTCAATATGCTCGGCTCCCCAGTAGACCCACTTGAGGATCTTGCGGCGCTCGCGGGCGACGGTGAACTTGTAGCGCGTCCCGTCGCTGTGGCGCAGTGACGGCTCGTTGTCGGGGTTGCGCCAGAAGCGGAAGATGTCGGGGCGCTTGGACTCGATCGTCCGCTGGGCGACCGAGTCCTCGCTGGGGTCTGGCGCGTTGGTCGTCTCGATCGAACGTCCACCCATGCCGGCCGCGCCGCGACGCTGAGTCTCGGCGACCTTGCGGAGCTTGTTCTCCGTCGTGTACAGGCCGGTCTCGTCCTGTAGGGCGAAGATGATCGGGTTGCCCAGGCGGGACATCGCCGAGGACGTGACCGTCTCGATCATGCCGTCGTTCGGCAGGCGCGTGAACTCCTCGCCGACCGTCACCAGCGGCGCCAGTGGCCCGTACCGCAGCATCGACTTGACGTAGCCGTAGACGTTCTTGTCGATCGCGGCGTCCGAGGTGCCCGTGAGCTGGATCAAGGGTGTTGCCCACGGCTTGCCCATAGGCTCGCCGGCTCGGTACTCGTACTCCCAGCCGCAGCCGCAGCCGTGGTCGTCGCACGAGTAGACCTCGCCGCCCTCGGCCCATCCGTCGAAGAGCACGGGGCCGAGTGCCTGCGCGATGACCAGCGCGGCAGCACCAGGGCCCTTGCCGTACTTCTGCGGACCGACCAACTGCATGCGGCGGTAGAAGAACGCGGACGCCGTCCCCGTCTTGCGAGTAGCTTCCGGCTTGATCCGGTACCAGTTGACCGAGATCCACAACTGCCACTCGTAGTGCTCGAAGGGCTGACCCTTCGCCTCCCGGTCCGGAATGACGCAGTGAGCTTCAGTCCAGTCGATCGCTACCCAGAGCGTCGGGAAGTCGACGACATGCTCGTCAGCTACGGCCGCCATCGACGACCGTCATCCGATCTCGCGCGCTCGCACGGGACGGGGCCGGCGCGGCGTCCGCTGTCGCCCTGTCCTCCCGCTTCGCCTCGACCTCATCCTCGGCAACCCGGATCTTCGCCCGATCCTTCGCGTCCTGGGTCAGGTAGAGATCGGCCATCATCAGCCGAACCGTCTTGCGGTTCTCGGCCGAAGCCGCCTTGACCTCAGCCTCGGCGAACATTCGGACCGTGAGGGCGACGTAGTCAGTCGAGTCGTTGCGCTCCCAGATGATCGCTTCGGGCTTGCGCCACCAGCGTTCCCAGATCATCGCCTCGCGCTCGGTCGCCTCGGTCAGCGGCCACTCAGGCGCCGGGGCGGTGCGGCCTTCCGACGGAAGGGTCGTCCACTGCGCGTCTCCAGGGCGTCCGCGGCGCAGCGCGTTGGGGTCCTGGGTCGGTCCCGACCGCGACCGTGCTCCTCCACTAGGCATCGTCATCAACTCCCGGCCGCCTTGCGCGGCATCGTCGTGCGAATGGCCTTGCGCCGTTCGCGAGGGGGGTCGTGGCGACCCTTTTGAACCTGGCGGACCCCGGAGAGCCCTCTCCGGCGGTTCCACGCTTTCGGTCCCGAGGGGGGCACCCCCCCTGGGTTTTCCACAGGGTCTCGAACCTGTGGAAAAGGTCAGTGAGCCGCCCAGCCACCGGGTGAGGTGCGGGCGGTGTGCCCGTTGTGACACGAGGAGCAGAGCCCACGACCTCGAGCCGGGTCGTCGGGGTCGAGGCCCTGACTCACGAGGTCTCGTCGCTCGATCGGGTAGTGGTCGGCGACGGTGGATGGTGCGGCGCAGAGGTGGTCGTGCCGGCCGCAGTCCCCGGTGCACACGCAGCGTGGCTGACGGGCGAGCACTGCCTCTCGGAAGTCGACGCGGTGGGCACGCGAGGAGTAGGGGTTGCCAGCAGGGCGGCGGCGCTGGTCTGACTTGGCACGGCAGTCGGGGCACAGGCCAGCCTTGGGCACGAGCTCTGGGCACCGGGGGCAGACGGACCATGCTCGAGCCACGATTGCCTCCTCGGGTCGCGCCGGTCGGGCGAGCAGGTACGCCGCGCTGAAGGAGGCAGCAGCGCTGGGGGTGGGCGTCCTTCGCGGCCTGCGTCAGCGGCTCATGAGCGGAGCGCTGGGGCCTGCGTTGACTCGCCAGATCGACGCCCCGGGAACGACAAAACCCCGCTCGCTGGACATGCAGCGGCGCGGGGTTTCAGGCGACAAAGTGAACTCTACCCCACGGTCGCGACTTCTGTCTTGCGCTTCCGACGATCGGCGCGGGCGGTCAGCATGTCGAGGACATCGCCCACGCGATAGAGCCGGCTCGGTCCTTCGTGGTCGGCCCACACGAGGTCGCCTCGCTCGGTCCACTTCTTGAGCCGGTTGTACAGACGAGTGGCGCTGGGTTCGTCGTCGCGCAGCGCGGCGCAGAGGTTGGCGACATCCTTGAGCGGCATGCTCTTGCTGCGCGAATCCTGCAGTAGCTTGCGTCGTCGCTGCTCCACCGAGTAGTTCGTTCCGCACGCAGGGCAGCGGACGTAGCTGGTGCCCTGCGGGACGAACAACTCACGGTCGCACAGCTCGGCGGGGATCTCCTCGACGTCGAGTCCACAGCCGCCGACGATGTCGCACCTGCCCGTCCGATGGCACGCGCACGCGCACGTGGTCTGGTCGTGCGGCATGGCTGGGTGGAGGACGTGGCCGCACTTGCCGGCGTACCACTGGCCCTTGCCGCGCTCGACGATGCGGCGTAGGCGCTGCTCGAGCTGCAGCGTCTCGGCGACGAACTCCTTGACCCATGCCATCGTGGCGATGCTGGCGATGTTGTGGCGGAGGAACTCGCTCATGGAGACGACGGTGTCGGCGGGCCAGGCGAATGCGGCGGCGTGGTCGTCGATCAGTGCGCGCGTCCATGCGACGAGCTGGTTGCGGGTCTCCCACGCTGCGTTGTCGGCCGCGTCCTTCTCGATCACGTCGTCACGGACAGCCTGGTTGCCAGTGGGGTCGGCCTTGCCGCGGCGGCGACTGCGTTCGCGTTCGCTCGGGGCGCCGAGGCTCAGGAGCTCGCCGTGGTAGGTGGCGATGTGCGTCAGCGCTGCGGCCAGGGTCGTCCTGCAGCCGGAGCAGATGGTGACGCCCGGCGAGACGGGTGACGCGCAGTGGCAGCACTCCGAGCCGCGGGTCATCGGCGGTGCTCGCGACGCACGACGGGGTGGGAGGTTGCCACGTACTCGGCGACGACACCCGGCGAGTGGCGAACCTCGATCACGTGGTGCCCGAGGCTGTCCTCGTCCTCGGGGTAGTGGAAGACGTTGACCGGAGCCTTGCCCTCGGTGGCGAAACGGAAATGCTTCTCTGCGGCCTCGACGCTGTCGAAGACGAGGACTGAGCCCCCGTCGCGCCACGCCTCTGCATCACGAACGACGACCACTTCCTCGACCCCGTGCACTCCCACTCGCGCGTCCCTCCGTTGCCGTTCTCGCCACGTCAAGTGTCTCGTCCGGTGTCAACAAATGCGGCGGCGAGTGTGACCCATGAGCGCGCGGGAAGGGCCCTTCGGCGCGCACTGATGGTGCTTCAGAACGACCGATCACTGCCAGAGCGGGCCTCTGGCGGCACCGAGGGCTGCCAGAGGCCCTCATTGGCAGCGCTCAGGGCGCTGCACTGGGGCCTGGGTCCTGGCGCACCTCGCCAGCCCACGCAACGCCGCGGTCCTGCGAGGTCATCACCTCGGCGTGCGCGCGCAACCAGGCTGCAACCGACTCGCCGTCCCAGTCGCCGCGCTCTGGCGCCCAGTTGGAGTCAGCCGCCGCTTCCAGGAGCGCCACCCGGGCTGCCTCCTGCCGCTCGGCCGCGCGGACGGGATCGAGGGCGGCCAGTGCCTCGCGTGCGATCTGGTCGCGGTGCACGGTGCCTAGGTCCCGGCCCTTGAGTCGCATGGCCGCGTCCTCGATCGCCTCGCCGACGAGACGCACCTCGACCTCCCGCGCCTGCTCGTCCGCGCTCATCCCTGCCTCACCTTCTCGGCGATGTCGATCGCCGCCTGGTCGAACGCGTCCCGGACCTCGGGCGGGATCGAGTCGCCGAACCCGTAGACGTTGCGTGGTCGTCGGCCGACCTCGAAGCCGCCGGAGAGGTACTGCATGCCCTTGCCCTCGACCGAGTAGCAGCCGAGCGAGCCGTCGCGGTTGTCGCCGTACTCGCGCGTCATCTCGTACACCTGCACCCGGTCGCCGGCGAACACGACCGGGAAGCCCGACGTTGTACCCGTGACCGTGATCCGGAGCCGCGTGTCCGTGATCGTCGTTTTCACGCGCGTGTCGTCCGCGGCGCTCACCGGTCGGCCTTCCCGATGACGTTAGGCACCCCAGCCGCGTCGTGGGCATCGCTGATCGCGACGTAGGCATTCTGGGTCCGCTGCTCGGCTTCTGGTGTCGCGAAGGCGCACGAGAAGCAAATGAGCCCTCCGCCCGGGCCGTATGGTCGCAGCTCGGTCTTGGGCTGGGCCGGGAAGTTCTCGACCGTCCCACAGGTCTCACACGTCCGCTCGCTCACCGGTCGGCCTCCTTCGCGTGCTTCGGGCAGAAGTCCAGCGCTCGACGTCCGCCCTCGGGATCGCTGACGGCCAGCGCCCATCCCGATCCACGCAGGGCGACGCGGGCCTCGGCGGCAGTGTCAGCTATCCCCGCGTCGTCCCACTGTCCGCACGACTCCGCGTCGCAGAAGATCGTCACGAGGGTGCTCGCGCTCACGACGACGCACCCCCGCCGGTCATCCCGCGCCCGCATCGACGGCACCCGTACTGCGCGACGCCGAGCATCTGCGCCGTCGGATCGTCGGCCCAGAACGGAGCGTGGATGCGGCGTCGGAGCCAGCGTCGACGGGGCGAGCAGGTCAGGGTGTGCCAGATGTTCTTCGCGCAACTCATCGGTCAGCCTCCTTCATGAACGTGATCCAGTGCGTGCGCGCCGTCTTGCCGGATCGGTGTCCGATCACGGGTCGCTGCTCGGTGAGCTGCAGCACCTTCGACACCGGCACCTGGGTCTCGTTCCACTTGAAGATGAGGACTCCGTTGGGCTTGAGGACTCGGAAGCATTCGGCGAATCCGGCACGTAGATCTTCGGGCCACGTGACCGGGTCGAGACGGCCGTACTTCTTGCCCATCCAGGCGTTCTCCCCGACACGCACGAGGTGCGGCGGATCGAAGATGACCAGGTGGAAGGTGTCATCGTTGTGCGGCAGGTCGCGGAAGTCCATCAGGTGGTCTGGCGAGACGGTCAGTGTGCGACCGTCGCAGAGGACGTGCTGCTCGTCTCGAATGTCACCGAACTCGACGCGCTCGTCTGCCTTGTCGAAGTAGAACATCCTTGACCCGCTGGCAGGGTCCAGGATCGGCGCGCTCATCCCGCACCCCCGCCAGTCAGGGTGACGAGGTCGGTGGGCGCGAGGTTCCAGCTGATCGTCTGACCGCTCTCGGTCCGAAGATTCACGTCGACCCGTCCGTCGTAGTTGTGCGTGATCTCGCGCAACGTCAACGCACCCCATCTGTCTAGAGCGGAAATCTCGACACCCCTCCCGCGATGCACCCCCGACAGCGTCCGCGCCTCGACCTGCACCTGCTCGCTGCTCATGACGGGCTCCTCTCGGACAGTGCGCGGCGGACCATCGGTAGTCGCTTGCCGGCTGACGGTTCGTGCACGATGTAGCGGTAGGCATGTGACACCGACGCGAGCCACAGCAGGTCTTCCCGCGTGAGGGACCCAGGGGCGTACCTCGCGCGCCACTCCGGTCCGGGATCGCCGTCGGCTGGCTCCGGGCACGGCCATGTGGTGCCGTCCTCCAAGTGGAGGCTGCCCGGTGTGCGCGCCTCGGTCTGCACGCCCTCCTCGCGGCCGTACTTCGCAGCCTGGTCGGGCCGGTTCGATGACGACAGCCGTGTGCCCTCGGCCGACGTGACCGTGCCCAGCGTGTGGCGGATGGGCTTCGGCTTGCCCTCCTCGCGGCCGGTCATCGGGTGCCGCCCTGGTGCTCGTCGCAGAACCGGAACCCGCCCGGCATCCAGACCTTGAAGGGTCGCGCACCGCAGACGTCGCAGCCCACCTCCACGTGCGGCAGCGCCTTGTCGAGCGCATCGCGGATCAGGTCTGACATCGGCACCCGCTGCTTGAAGGAGGCCGCGCGGAGCCGCTCGTGCAGGTCGGCGTCGAGTCGCACCGTGAGGGCATGGGATCCGCCTTGCCCGGTCATCGGGAGCCGTCCAGGATCTCTAGGACAGCGCGGCCACAGTGGTTGCGCGTGTGATCGCCCCACTGCGTCACGTCGTCTTCGTCGATCCAGCTCTGGGCGAGATCCCGCAGCGACTCCCGCACCGTCCCCTCGTCCCGTGCACGCTGGTCGGCGGCGGGGAGCGTGTAGCCAGCGGCGAGCACGGCGCGGGCCACCTCGGTGTCCTGGTGCTGCCAGAGCCACAGCGCTGCGCCGTCGGCGGACAGGGCAACGCCAGCGGGAGGCCACAGGCCGCAGCGGCAGCGTTCCTCCCAGCCGTCGTCGCCGTCGACCGGGTACGAGTGCTGGTCGCGGGCGTCGATGATGATCTGCCGCAGCGCCTCCACCGCCTCGCTCGGCAGCGGGGCCGTGACGGGCTCGGGGCGGGGGGCGTGTTGCGTCGTATCATTCGGCTCCCCATACGCCTCGTTGGAGTTCATCGGCGGTCGTCTAGGCGGGTGACGTTGGCACTGTCGGCAGCCTCACGTTCGTCCGCTGCCGCAATCACGGCATTGGCGATCTCATCGGCGGCCATGATCGCGAGCAGCTTGGCGCCGTCCGGCTCTTCGGCGATGAGAAGACGGATCGTCTTGGTCAGCAGCGCCTGCTCATCGGGTCGCATCTCGCAAGCGAGCTTGAGCCCGAAGCCGAGGCTCACGCGTGCCTGCTCGAACACGTCACTGAGCAGGTCTCGCGTGATTCGGTACTCGACGAAGTGGGCGAGCGCCACCTTGTCGACGCCGTCGGGGGCGAGGCGGGGTGCGAACGCTGCGAGGTCTTCGTCAGCCTGCGCGAGGTACCAGTCGGCAAGGGCGACGATCTGGTTGAGCGGCATCTCGCGGTACGCGGACCCGTCGTCGACTTCCGGGTCGATGCGGGCGCTGGTGTGGAAGAACAGCGAGTGCAGGACGTTCGCGAGCGGGCCTTGGGGCGCCTTGTCGGCCTTCGCGAGCGCGGACTTGATGACCTCGTGGTCGTCCTGTGGTGCGCTGTCGTCGACCTGGCTCAGCAGCTCGGCGACGGTCATGGGGGTGTCGGCTTTCTTGGTCATGGCTAGGTTCCTCACTGGGTTGGATTCAGGACGGGCGGGGAGTGTGCGGCGCATACTCCGCGAGGCGGGCATAGTTCCCCCAGAAATCGAGGGTCGTGGCGCCGCGCGGGCCGGATCGATTCTTCTCGATGAGCACCTGGATGCGACCGTCGTCGGCTTCCTCATCGGCGTCGCGGTGTAGGAGCAGCACGACGTCGGCGTCCGCTTCGATGCCGCCTGACTCGCGCAGGTCGGACATGGTCGGCTTGCCGTTCTGGCGCTGCGTGGAGCCACGGTTGAGCTGGGCCATCGCAACGACCGGGACGTTGAAGTCTCGGGCGAGGATCTTGAGGCCGCGCGAGAACTCCTGGACCTGCTCCGATCGGTTGCGGCTCGAGTCGCGGGCGTTGAGCTGCTGGAGGTAGTCCACGACGACCAGGCCGATGCCGCCGGTCTTCTCCATGTTCCGCACGTGGGTGCGGATCGAGGCGAGGTTCTGCGACCCGCGATCGTCGAAATGAATCGGCAGACCGCTGACAGCGTCATGGTGAGCGCGCAGCCGTTCCCAGTCCCCCTCATTGAGGCGACCGTCATCGAGCTTGCCGAGGCTGATGCTGGCGTGGTGCGCCACGATGCGCTGGCTGAGCTCGACGAACGACATCTCCATGGACGCGAAGAACACCGGCGCCTGATGCTTGAGGGCGACATGGTGGGCGAGGTTCGCGCCCATGACGGACTTGCCGACACCGGGCCGTGCCCCGACCACGAGCAGGCGTCCGGCCTGCAGTCCGCGGGTGAGCCGGTCGATGCTGTACCACGGGGTCGAGAGCCCGTTGGGGTGGCCGTTCTGGGCGATGTCGATGAGGCCGGGCATCGCGTCGCCGATCGTGCGAAGGCGTCCCATGGTGCGGCCGGTGGTCGCCTCCTCCAGTGCGGTTCGCACGTCCGCAGTCAGCACGTCGACGTCGTCGTAGGCCGGGTCGTTCGCCATCTGGTGAATGCGGGTGGCGAGGTGGTTGAGCCGCCTGCGGCGGGCTGCCTTGGTGACCTCCTGGGCGTAGAACTCGGCCGACTCAGGCTTGCGGGCCTCGGATGCGAGGGTCGTCAGGAACAGGGCCCCATCCGGGAGCTTTCGGACGTCACGACCGAGCCTCGTCGAAACCCGCAGCGGTTCGGGCGACTCGCCAGCCTCGACCACGTCGACGATGGCGCGCCAGATCAGCTCGTGCTTCGGCTCGTCGAAGTCGACCGGGTCGACCGTGCTGGTCAGCGTGGTCACGTGTCGCCATCCGGCGAGCACGGCGCCGAGCAGGAGGCGCTCGGGATTCTCCTCGTTCATTGAGCACCCCCTGCCCGGCGGGCCTTGATGCGCGCGTTGCGCTCATCGCGCCAGGCGCGCAGCACTTCCATGTCATCGGTGTCCGGCGGTTCCTCGAGAATTTCGTCTAGGCGACGGGCCACTTCTTCGGGGCTGAGTGCGGACGAGGTCGATGCGTCTGAATCACTGGCTGCCGCACGGGATGCGCGCTCGTCGTTCCAGTGCTCGCCGTTGAGCCAGGTCGCCGGGTCCTTGGTGAACTCGGGGTGCTTACCCTCGGACTTCTGCCAGGTGACGTACTGGCGGGCGGCCTCGACCAGCAGCTCGTGCGTGACGCCTGGCTTCTTGAGCGCCGTCCTGTACTTCTGCTCGGCGGCCTTCTTGCCCCGCTTTTTGTCGTAGGTGTCCCAGAAGATTTCGAACATCTCCGTGCCGCGCTGCGCGTCAGCGTCGCGCGAAGAAGTATTTCCTACTTCCTTCTTCCTACTTCCCACGTCGGAACTTCCGCCACTCGATGTCGGAGCTTCCGACGTTTCCGGAGCGGCGGGCGTCGTTCCAGGGGTTTTGGGGTACGGGACGCGCTGCTTAGCCTTCTTCTCGGTCCGCTGGTGCTCATCCCATGACGGGATGTAGTAGTAGCGACGGCCGGCGTGCGTGTAGAACACGACATTGAACCGTTCGGCGATTTCCTCGCAGAGCGTCGGAATCTCCGACACTGCGAGATCATCGTTGGGGAAGGCGAAGCTGAGCATGCGAATTGGGGTCGCGTCACCGATGCCGTAGTCGTCCGCGAGGTTCCACATCGCGATGTACAGCAGCCGCCCGCGCAGCGAGCACTTGCCGACGTCCTCGGAGTCCCAGAACGAGGGCTTGATCGAGCGGATGCGTGCCATCAGTTGCGCACCTCCGCGCGGTCCTCGCGTGCTCGACGGATGACGCGATCGACACGCCGTCGCAGGCTGCGCTTGCTCATGGCCCGGAGCAGTGCGTCCTGCCGCAGGACGCCAGCCTCGTTGCAGATGAGGCAGCTCAGGACGTAGATGCGCAGGGTGTTCTCGTCGAGGACGTCGATCGGGGCGCCTGCTTGATCGGGCTCGCTCGCGAGGGCCATCCGAAGTGCGACGTCTTCTCGGCGTGCGTTCTCGCTGCGCTTGCTCATGTGGTGGTTCCCTTCGTGAGGTCTCGTCGTTCTTCGGGTGTGGTGCCGCCCCAGATGCCGTAGCGCTCGTTGTGCTCGAGCGCGTGCTGGAGGCAGGCGTCGCGCACGGGGCAGCTTGTGCAGGTGCGCTTGGGACCGTCGGTCGACTGGGAGGGCTTGGGGTAGAACTCGTCGACCGGGAGGCCGACGCAGGCGGCGTTGCGGAAGGTGTCGTCGGGCTCGAGGAACGTCTTCATCGGCGCATCCCGAGGGCGGGCAGGCCGAGCGCCATGGCGACGGCGAGCCACAGCCACCACAGGCGCAGGACGAGGTCCCAGGTGAGCCAGGACAGGTCGGCGGTCACGGTCGCACCCCGTCCGTCATCCCGTAGCCGCTGATGCTTGTCGACGACCGGAGGAACCACCTCACGCCCACGCCGAACGCCTCGACGAGGTCGACGTCGGGAGCGCGGCTGACGATCACCTGTCGGCACGAGTGGTCGCAACGGTTGCGGGAGACCTTGGTTAGGACGGTGTGCTCGTCGACGGACACGTTGCGCGGGTCGATGTCGTAGAGCACGAGCATGGGCACTCGGCTGGCCAGGTCGATGAGTCCTGAGTCGTGGTGCTCGAGGCTGTCGACGAGCTGCTTGAGGGTCAGGCAGAGCGTCTCGAGGCCGTCGGCCGCCCAGGGCCACAGGACGGCGTGCACAGTGGCCGCAACCTGGTGGTGGGCGGGTGCGGAGACGACGAGGGTGCTGGTGTCCTGGTCGTAGATCCATCCCTCGATCTCGTGCCGCAGGTCTGGGCGTCCTCGGGTCGGGTGGTCGGCGGGCCATGGGTCGAGGGGCACGGTCGGGGGCCGTGACTGCTCAATCCTTTCGAGGCGGAGGGCGTGGCGCCTGCTCTGTTCGGCGCGGTCAGCGCGGGCCCTGGTCATGCGGTCCTCCCGAGGGTGGTGGCGTTGTCGAGGGCGGCGAGGAACGCGTCGACCTCGGCTGTGCGGATCCCGGGGATGACCCGCTCGTCGGCCTCCTGTCGGGCCGCGCGGAGCATGTCCAGCGCGGCGGCCGGCACGAGCGCGACGGGCGTCCAAGACATGACACGGTTGATGGGGACCTGCAGCGCGCTCTTGAGCGCGTGCATCTGGGTGGCGCGGTGGAGGGGATCGGCTCCGGGCTGGCCGCTCACGGGGACGGCCTTGTGCCAGATGCCGAGGGCGGCGACGGGTTGGCTCGGCGTGGCGCTGTTGGGGCCTGCCAGCCACTCCAGCACGCCGGGCGTGGGAGCGGCTGGCAGGTCGACCTCGAGCGCCGCGCGCTCGTACCCGCGCGCGGTCACGCCGGGACCTCGCCGTCGCTGGCCTCCTGGATGATGGCGGCGGCTCGGACGAGATCAGCTGCCAGGCGGATCGCATCGTCGACGGTCATGGACTGGGAGCCGCTGACGATGCCGACCTTGGGCGCCTCGACCTTGGGCTCGCCCTCGTTGATCACGAACTGGTCGACGACCACCCTGACGTTCGCCTCGGCACCGCTGACGGTGGTCTCGTGCCAGACGTCGCCGGTCATGGTGAACTCGTTGAGGTGGCGGTGCCCCGTCGTGCACCAGGACGGGCAGGTGATGTCGGGCATGATGGCGGTGGTGGTGCTCACGGGAGGTCTCCGTTCTGCAGCTGCTCGAGGACGAGCGCTGCGGCGGGCAGGGCGTCGGCGAGTCGTCGGGCGACGGCTGGGTCGGTGATGGCGAGGACGCCCCAGTGGCCGTCGTCGGTGGGGTCGCCGCCGTTGATGGCGATGACGATCTCGGCGGGCTCGTCGTTGTCGTAGGCGTCGGTGACGTACACCTCGATGTCGCGGCCGTTGCCGTCCTCGCCGATGGTGATGCGGGCGGTCATCAGGGCGGTGCGACCGTCGGTGCAGTCCTCAGTGACGACTCGCAGGTCCGGGCGGTTCACCGCTCGACCTCCGTGTCGATCGCGTCGCGGGTCTCGAGGATGAGCTTGGTGTGCTCGACGTCGAGGGCGCGCCCGATCTCGTCGACGAGGGCGTCGGCGACTGCGGACCACACCTCGACCTGCCCCGGCGCCCCGAACACCCATGCGCCGGCCGTCCGGCCACCTTCGATGTCGCTCCACCACTCCTGGTCGTCCGTCGAGATGACCCGCCACATCTCCTCGAGGACCGGCAGCTGCGCGATGGCTGGGACCTCGTGGTTGAGCTCGACGCGCCACTGGGACTTCGACTCGTCGTACTCGACGCCGCCGATCGGCGTGCCGTTCTTCATCCGGTACTTGCGCTTGCCGAGGCTGCGGTAGTGCACGTCGATGTTGAACCCGACGAGCCGGGTGACGAGCGCGGTGACCTTCTCCCGCGCCTCCTGCTCGGCCGTCTTCTTCCGCAGCACGTCCTCGAGGCCGTCGGCAGTCGCGGCGTCCTTGAGCACGGCGTGCCGCGTCTCCTTCCCGCACTGGCCGCACGAGTGGGTGCCGACCCAGCGGCCCTGGAGCGCCTGCCGCGCACTGCCGCCGAGCCAGGCGTCGGTCATGTCGCGGGTGTCGACGAGGTTGAGCGATCCGCAGTCGCAGCAGAGCGCGCGGGCGCTGTGTCGGCGGGCCTCGGCGGCAGCCTTCCGTTCGGCCTCCTGTGCGGCCTTCCGCTCACGCCGCTCGCGGCGCGCCTCGTCCAGCTCGGCCATCCGACGACGTCGAATCTCGGGGTCGCCCTTGTACAGCGAGTCCCCGAGCAGCTCGTCGTGCCCCATGTCGAAGAACGCCGCGACAGCCTCGACCTCGTGCCGGTGCCACCACTGAGCGTTCATCCGGTTGCCGACGTGCGCCACAGGCAGGTCTAGGACCTCGGCGAGGGCCCGGTACTTGAGCCCCCGGTCCGCCAGCGCGGTTCTGATGTTCTCGCGCAGCGTCTTCTGCGCCCTGTACGGGGTCATCGGTGCCACGACCCTGCGTAGAGCTCGTGGCGGGCCTTCTGAAGCTGCGATGGCGTGAGCTCGGCCTCGGCGTCCTCCGGGACATCGAACGTGTGGGGGCCCGTGTGGCCGTGGTCGAACGCGCAGAAGCTGTAGTCGCCCATCGCGTAGCACCTGCCCATGCGGCGAGGCTTGTCGCCGTAGGCATCGGCGAGCGTGTCACGGGCCGTGGTCAGCACGTCGATGACCCGACTGAGCGTCGCGAGGTCACCGAAGTGGTGCGGAGCGGCGGTGACGTAGTCGAGGGCACCGTCGACGTCGAGCTCGACGAGCACGCGCGGGTTGTCCTGCTGGCCCTCGACCGGGTAGACGTCGCCGTGACCTCGCCACAGGATCTCGCGGTGCTCGTCCACGCGGATGTCGAGGCGAGCAATCTCGATCTCCGCCCGGACGCTGACGGGAGCCTGGGGTGTGCTCATCGCACGACCCCCGGGTCCGCGTCGAGCTCGTCGAGCAGCTTCTTGAGCGTGTCGGCGGTGGGGCCCGACGCGCCGCGGAGGATGCGGTACAGGGTGTGGGCCTCCTCGGGAGAGAGCGCCAGGAGCGCGACCCGGTCCTCCCCGCTGCGGTAGTTCAGGTCGATCGTGACGGTCGGCTGCCAGGGCGGCCCCACGGCGCCCAGGCAGCCCGACTCCGTGAGGCCGATGAAGTCGTAGTTGCGGGTGGAGCACACGCGCCCGTGGGTCTCGTCCTGGACGTCATGGTCGCACCAGGGCGCGTGCACCGGGTGCCGGTCGAGCACCTCCTGCATGGCCTGCAGGTCGGCGTTGCTGGGCGCCTGGTTCGCCAGCATCGTCGCGAACGCCTCGACGATCGGGGACGGGCGGGCGGGGTCGACGTTCTGCATCCCGCTGCCCTCCTGCGCTACGCTGGTCGTATTCATCTGGGTTACCTCCCGGTGAGTGGCCCCCGCGGAGCCGGCAAGCGAGTGCGGGGGCTTTCTTCTTGTTGGGGTGTTGCTTTTGCGTCCCCGCCGTGGTCGTGAGCCTCGGCGCCGGGCGGTCCCGGTCGGGGTGGTCTCTCCATTGGCCCGGAGGTTGGGGCGAGCAGCTATGTCAGGCGGTCTTGGCAGGCCAGTCGGGGAGCTGCGCGGCGAACTCCTCCAGGTCGGTGCGGAGGTACAGCCGCTTCGCGCCGAGCTTCTTGGGGATGAGGTGGCCCTGGCGCTGCAGTTCCTCAAGGCTGCGGACCGAGATCGACAGGTAGTGCGCCGCGCCCTCACGGTCGAACGCCGTGGGCGCGTAGTGCGGCGCCTGGCGGGTCACACGGCCTCCTTGGTGAGGAGGAGTCGATCGGCAGTGGCAACGATCTCGACCGTCGGCGTGCGGGTGAGGTTGGCGACGCGGGCGATCTCGGGCCATGTGAAGGGCAGCAAGCCATTCACGCGGCGCGACAACGTGTTGACGCCCATGCCTAGCTCGGGGGCGGCGGTGGCAATGCTGTAGCCAGCAGAAGCCAGAACGCCGCGAACGGCGTTCCCCATAGCCACCGAGTGTGGGTCGATACGTTCCATAGTTGGTACCTTACCCACCAGATTCGTTCGTGCAATGGGTGTGACACACCAGATATGGTGTGTTTCGGTCCAGAGGCGCTACTGTCGCCACATGGACCAACCCGACATCACCAGTGCGCTGGGGGACGAGATCGTCTACTGGCGGCGGCGGCGCGGGCTCAGCCGCGACGAGCTCGGCGCCATGGTTGGCGCTTCGCCGAACACGGTGGGCCGTTGGGAGCGCGGTGATACCACGCCGGACGTGCCGCAGACCTGGGCTATCGCTCGGGCGCTCCGGGTTGACCTCGTGACCTTCATCGAGCGGGTCGAGACCGCGGCCCGACTCGGCGCCGAAGAACGCAACCGTCGCTCCGACCTGCGGGAGAGGGCTTACGGCAGGGCTGCGGTCGAGGCGTTGCACAACCTTCACGACATCCGGCTTCAAGGGGCCATCAGTGAGGTGTTGATGCGCCGGTGCCGCGCCGTCCCCCTTCATGAGCGTCGCGCCACATGGCGCGCGCTGACCGAGTTTCTGCCTGACCTTGATAGTGCCGCCGCGAGCGGCCTCGTCACTCCCGAGGATGTGCGGACCGTCGCCGACAGCCTTGAGGGGCCGGAAGGCATCTTCGTTGCCGATTTCGTACAGGCGATGCGTCGGATGGTCGATAGGCGAGTGGGCGATTCGTCCATCGATGCCCAGGGACCTAACCCGCCAGAGCACGTTCTAGCCGCGAACGATCCTGGCGAGCCGTCGCAGTACGAGCGGGTCACGCGCGAGCAGGACGACGCCTACGACATCGACCAGAGCCGTGGAGGGCTCGAGTTCCTCGACTACTGGCCCCCCGAGGACGACCAGTCGTGACCTCGTGTCGGTGGCGGCACCTACCGTGGACGGCACGATGACGACAGCGCACCCCTGGGCCGGCGGACCCCATCCGTGGCGCGAGTGGCGCGACATGCCCGACATCAGCCTGTGGTGGCGCGAGCTGCCCGGCACGACGCAGGCGCTCACCGACGGCGTGCGCAACGTCTGGTTCGACGTCCGGGCGCGGCAGGTCGAGCGACGCTGCTCAAGCCGTCACGAGCAGGAGCACATCCTGGCTGGGCACACGGGCTGCGTGAGCGGCACCCAGGAGGACCGCGTGCGGTTCCGCGCTGCCCAGTGGCTGTGCCCGAACCCGCGGCACGTCGCGGAGGCGCTCATTGGCGCGGGTGGCGACGTTCACGACGCGGCTGACCACCTCTGGCTCGACGTCCCAACCATGCAGGCCAGGCTCGACTGGCGATTCATGCACCCCGCCGAGCGCGCGCTCATTGACCGGCTCGTCGACAACGAGCACCTCCCCTGACGAGTCCTTGAGGGGCGTCCACGCCGGTGGACGCCCCTCGCCTGGCCCCTAGACGGCGGCCGGCAGCTCGGGCAGTTCGGTGAGCAGCCGCTCCCCCAGCTTCTGCATGGCCGCGAGACGCTCCTCGTCGCGAGCGTGGCGGTAGCTGCGGGTCACCTCGGTGGTCGACTGGCCGACGATCTCGCCGATGAGCTGCTCGTCGACGCCGAGGGTGTACAGGAGGGTGATGACGGAGTGCCGGGCCGTGTGTCCCGTCCACTCGGTGCCGCCTGGGATGGCCTGCTCGGGCTCGATGAACCCGACCTCCACCAGCAGTGACCGCCATCCGTCTTGCTCCTCGCGCGGCAGGATCGGCGACCCGTCGGCGTGCCGCCAGAGGAGGCCGTGCGGGTTCGGCAGGTGCGCGGTGGCGGCGAGGTCCCGCCGGATGATGTCGACGAGCGGGGCGATGAGCGGGACGCGCTTGCCGGTCTGGGACTTCGGCTCGGTGAGGTGGAGGCGGCCGTCGAGCTGACGCATCTCGAAGTCGTCGGGCACCCGGAAGACGCGGTGTGTGCAGGAGCCACCGCGCTTCTTCCCGCACGGCCAGGTGCCGTCGGCGTCGACCTGGCCGCACCCGTGGTCGGAGGCGAGCTCTTCCAGTTTCCAATTCACTTCGTACACGCCGGTGCCGGTCGTTTCGTCGATGTGGAGATCCTCGAGCACCGCGCCGAGCATCTCGCCCTGCCGGGGACCGGTGAGGAGCTTGAACCAGTACATGCTGCCGTTGCGGCGCTGCGCTGCCGCGGCGAGCAGTGCCATGCCGACCTCGGCATCGAACGCGTCGCGCTGACGTGCGACCTGCAGCTGCTTGCCTTTGGCCTTTCGTCCTGCTCCAGGTCGGGCGACGTCGCGGACGGGGTTGGTGGCGCAGAGCTTCTGGACGCGCGCCTCCTCGAGCATCTTGTCGAGGACGATGTAGGCCGACTTCGAGGTGGACAACGCGCGGCCGGCGGTGCGGATGTCGCGGAGCACCCGGGTGACGTCGCGAGGCTCGATCGTGTCGACCGGCTTGCGGCCGATCGCGGGCTTGACCCAGTTGTCGAAGAGACCGCGGTAGCTGCGGAAGGTGTTGGGGTCGAGGTTCGGCTGTGCGTAGTCGCGGAACCACTCGATTGCCCAGTCGTCTAGCCGGCGGCCCCTCTTGAGGGGCTGGCCGCCGTTGGCCTTGAGCTCGGCTCGGAGGCTGTCGAGCTTCTCCTTGCACGCCCGCTGGGTCCGGGCGTGCACCTGGGCCTGTCGTCGCCGGCCGTCGTCGGTGGGAGGCAGGTCGATGACGCCTCGCCAGAGCTTGCGGCTCTCGAGGTAGTACAGGCCGCCGTCGCCGTGGGCACGCTTCTTGGGCATCATCGACTCCCCGCGTCGGGTTCACACATAGGTTCCCACATGCGCATGCATACGGGGGTTTTGCACCTGCATACTTTCACAGGATGTCGATCGCTGTCATTCCAGCGATAATCGAGGGTGATTGCTTTGCACGGCACACTGCGAGCCTATCTGAAACTGCTGACTCTTAATCAGCGGGTTCACGGTTCGAGTCCGTGGGGGTGTACCAGACAGCAAGCAGACAGAAGGCCTCGACCACCACGGTCGGGGCCTTCTTC